TAGAAGTCTTATGGATAAGTTCTTGGGTAGAGAGAGAACTGGTTTTGAACAAGGCCCTCAGTTCAGAGATGCACAAACAGGACAGTTCCTTTCTGAAGATTTCAAACTATTCAATCAAGGATTTACTGATTATCTAAAAATGCCTTTTGAGGGTATTTCTAATGTATTAGATATGGGAATTGATGCAGGAAGAAGAGGTGTAGGTGCATTAGACAGAGGAATTAGTAGTGGTATTGAAGGTGCAAAAGGATTTGCACAGAGTGGTCTAGATGCAGCCTCAAACTTTGGAGAACAAGTTTCTGCAAAAGGACTTGGCCCTGTATTGAGTGATGGTCTTGATTCTGCAATGTCAGGATTCGGAAACACTATGAAGAACACTGCATCCACAGTGAACAAAGGTTTTGGTGGTATGTTGAGAGGAATCTCAGTAGGATTCACTGGACTTACTTCTTCTCTAGGTGGTCTAGTGTCAGGTATAGGAGCTGCAACAGCTGGTTTTGCAACACTTGTTGGTGGTGTATTACTTGCAGCTGCAAAATTCATTCTTATAGGTGCATTAATATTTGCAGTTATCTATGGATTAGTAAAATTAGCTGCATATCTAGATGAACTATCAGGTGGACTGATTGGTGAAGGTATCGGTGAAATGTTCACTGCAATAGGTGACTTCTTTGGTTCTATTAAAGATATCTTTACAGGTGAACAAACAGTATTACAAGCAGCTGGTAATGTAGTAGGTTCAATAGGTGACTATGCAATGGGAGCTGCAAAAACTATAGGTGGACAAATCTTAGGAGCTGCAAGAGCAATCTTACCTGAATGGGCATTGAAACTTCTTGGTTGGGATGATGAATCCATGGCAATAGCTCAAGAAGATGACCGAGAGTATAAGAGAGTCATAGGTGAAAGAGAGTCTAGAAGGTCTGACCAACAATTAGAAAATGATGCAATGGAGAGTGGACTTCTTGCAGAAAGAAACAGATGGGGTGATTCTAAACTTGACATGACGATGTTGTCAACTGCACCCACAGCTCAATTACAAGCACTTGCAAGACTAGATGACTTTGATGAAGAAACAACCACTGCACTTCGTAATGAATTAAAGAAAAGAGCTGACTTTGCAGATGCAGGAAGATTAGGATTAGACCCTAGAACTGCAAGTTCAGAAGAAGTTGCAAGAAAGAGATTTGAACTTGGTGAAATATCAGAAGATGAAATGAATTCACAAATCAATAATGCAAACAACAATCAGAATGTTATTACAAATAATAACTCCACAACCATTCATGGTGAACAAACAACACACCCATCTGACCCTATGGCTGCAGGTGGTAATATGCACCTTAAACCAATCTAATCTTTATATTTCTTTTTTCTAGGAATAACTTTCGTTTTATCTTTATGCATCTGAGTAGACGCATGTGAAGGTGTCACTTTTCTAGGGAAGATATTGTCCCATGCATTTTTGAAATCCTCATCGGACACGACTTGAGGTCGTCTTTTAGAACCCTTACCCATTATCTAAACAGTGGATGTCTATAACCTTTCTGTTGTGCTTTCTTTTGTTCTATAGTTCTTCTTCTTTTAATCTCTTGGTTTTTAGAATGTTTCTTTTGATTAGGTTTCTCGTAGTATTGTCTATCTCTAACTTCTTGAACAATACCTGCACGCTCACACTGTTTCTTGAACCTACGCAACATTCTGTCAAAAGGTTCAACATTTCTATTCTTCGGATTAATTCTTGGTTTTACACTTGGCATAATATATCTCTTAAAAAGTGTGAAGTCGCCCCAACTCTTTACAGCATCCCGCTCTTCACCGATGATTCCGCATTTAAAATACTAATCATCTTTCCCTTACTGAGTTCCCCCATTTCCACGGCCTCAGTCCGATGGTCGCACATCAAGGACACATTATTATACACGACCATCCCCTCAATAAGAAATTAGTCTTCTGCTAATTTCTTGAAGTAGTCCATCGCATCCTCTCCACTCTCTTTTTCTAGTGTTGATTCTGCTGATGCAACTACAGGTTCATCTGCAGTTGTTTCAGTTGTGTTTGACCAAGGCACTTCGTCAAGGTCTTCTGCAACTGACTCTGCAGTTGATGTAGACACTCCACCTGTGAGACCTAGAATTCTATCTAGTTTCTCTTTGAGTTCATCATAAGTTTTGAACTCACTAGGTGCAATGATATCACTTAGTGAATTAACTGAAGTTGCAACTTCTGTCAATTGACCTTCATCATCAAATAGTGGTGAGACACTGTCAAACTCTGATTTATCATAGTTCCAGTATCCATCAACTTTCCTTATTTTGATTTTGAAGTTTGCACCTTCTCTTAAATCAAAAGGATTGATTGCATCCTCGTCCTCAAATTGAGGTGAGATTGCTTCTTTCAACTGTTCAAAAATTTTCTTACCAAATTTGTATAAGAAAACTTTACCCTCGTTGTCAGGATTTTTTGGGTCTGAAACAACATAGACATTAGAAACATAGTGAAGTCTTCTCTTCTGTTTTCTTGCAATCTCTTTGTTTGCTTCAATACCAGTGTTCCATAATTGAGTGTTATACTCGGACACTGGGTCTTGTTTATTGAGTGTAGTCAAAGACTTCTCAATATACCATCCGCCTGGGCCTTGGAAACCATGATCCCAGTATGAAACCCAAGGCATATCTTCTCCCTCAGGTGTTGGTAAAAAACGAACTACTGCATAACCATTACCTGACTTATCAAGTTCAGGTTTCCAGTATCTATCGTCATTGTAGGATTTTTTCTCACCTTGACTAGGTGATGCAGACTCCATAGCCTGTCTTAGTTTATCTAAAGATGTGGACATTGTATTCTCCTATTATATCGCATCGTATTAGCATTTTATAAAGACCCTAGTTCAAACCCTTGACCTAGAATCCACCTTTCACTATTTTCATAGTAATATAATTCATTATACTCAACGAGGTTTGTTTTGTCTAGTGGGTTTTTAAAATAAACATCCACTTCTTTAAACTCCTCTAAGAGTGCAATGAACTGGGATTGTTGAGCTCTTATTACTCTACTCTCCTCAGTATATTTAGTCGGATAACAAGAACTACCCGAATAAATATTATCATAATTTCCACTCTCTAATGCATCAAAACCTAAGAGAGTGATTTCCTTTTTACCTGTAGACATTGCATATCCTAATGCACCCATCCCAGTAAAAAGATTCCTTAACCTTACATCATCGTAAGTTATAAAGTTATCAATATAGTCTTTATGAAAACCAACAAAATCTACATGGTCATCATTACCCTGCACAACAAAATGTGTATCACTATCATCAATGAATGTTCTTTGTTCCTGTCCTGATTGAACGAATCCCTGTTGCATAAGATACAACATATCCATTTCAAAAGGCAACCATTCACCACATACACCAACCTTCCCGTGTTTGTAATATTGTGAAGATACTATCTCTGATTGAATTGGTATATCACCTGCCCATAATATATCAGGATGATATCCATCCCTGTATACTGCATTGCATCCCCACCATTCACCTATGTTGTTTAAATCAACACCTTGTCTACTAGGGCCGTTTCCTACTATTGTGAGCATAGTTCTATTAATCGTTTTTTAAATTTTGTTCTGTCGTAATCAATGAATGATTTGTATTTGTTTATCTTTATATGGATTTCAGGATACACTATCTTTTCACTGATTTGTTTTTCCCAGTTCTTAGTGAATCCAATAATCTCATCCATGATTGTAATTGTCTCTAGTGATAATTCTTTAGACATATATTTTTTTAGAAGGATTGGATGTTGACCATTCTTGACTTCTAAAACTTGATTGATGTTTTTCTTCCTGAGTAAATCTGACACTTGAGTGTCAAAAACATATGTCAAACTTTGTTTTCTTTTTTTCCAGTCTTTGTAAACTCTGATTGCATCTTCATTTAGTAAGTCACCTGCCCACTGGTCTTTGACAGATAGGTTTGCAATAAAAAAATCTTTGAGTTCTTCTTTGTGATTCTTAAACAATTTACCAAATTGGAATTTGTCTTTTCGTTTAAGGAATGAATTGATATCTGCTTTGACCTTACCATTGTATTTTACAAAGTCATAATCCTCAGAATAAAAGTGTAATTTTATTCCGAGGTATAACTGATAAGAATCATAACCTTCTCTTGAGGTCATTAAGTCACAATCTTTGGTTTTGCAGTGACTATTCCTGACACTGCAGACGAGTGTCCTTCTGATACATCATCATTTGTTTTACAAACAAATACATACTGATTGAAGATTTGTTCTTTAGGGTCAATGACACCTGTCACTGCAATCCCTTTTGCAAATCCCATTTTACCATCACCTGTTTGGATTATCATACGAGGGTCTTCAAGTGTTAAAGGTTCTAATGACTTTAACTTACCCACATACTCACCTGACATAGTGACTACTGATACTGTTTCACCTACTTTCATAATATACTCCTATGTTGATTGATAAAAACTTGTTAAACTTCCTTTTGATTTACTTCCTCTATTGACGAGGTTCAATCCTGTTGCCTCTGCTTCTAATTTATCCTTGAGTGGTGTGGACAACAATCTCTTTGCACCCTCAGGTTCTACATTTGACTCTTCACATACTTTTAATACTGCACTGATTACATCACATCTATTACCTTGGATAAGTTTCTCTACCTTTTCAGTAAACTCTTTTTTACTTATCATTCGTCTCTCCAATCTTTCAACCATTT